CTACTCCGGCTCCGTCTTCAACATATCCTGATGCTCTAACATAATTGTTAGCATCATTTTCATCGTGAGTCATTTTTGAAGGTAAGTAATTTATACCACCCTCATTAAATTTTTTAATTTGTGCTAAGCCACCAGTTCTTAATGCTATTTTATCAAAAGGATTTCCTGGAGGATTAGGGTTTTGTTCTGGCACATATACTTTTTCGTATTGTTTTTCTTCTCCTGTTACAGGATCAATATATGAGAAACTTCTTTCTTCTCTTGTTTTTAAATAATTTTTATTGTAGCCTGGAGTGTAAATATCAGTTGGCGCTTGATCAAATGCACCTAATAAATAAGGTATACCTCCAGCTGCTAACGCAACTTTCATTGGATCATAATCACCACCAGGTTCTTTTCTTACTAAATCTAAAAGGCTACCTGATTTTTTTGCTTCATTAGTAAGCTGGTTTAAATTAGGATTTCTCATACTAGGTGGAAGATTTGATTGATCTATCAAGTTACCACCTTGTGTCGGTATCTGAGAAACACCTGGAAGTTTTGTTAAAGATTGTGTCATTGGCATTGCTGCAAATTTTTGAGCTGCTGCTGATCCTGGAAACATTGACATTCCTGCAGAACCCATACTGTACCCACCATATGCTCCTATAGCACCACGAACTAGTGAACCTAGTCCACCTACGCCCGCTTGTCTTGCGCCTCTATAACTTTGTAATCCACTGTAAGCTGCAAGTGCGTAAGGTAAAAGATGTAACATTAATTAATTCTCCAATTTAAGATCTTAAATTTCCAATATTACCATTTTACTTAGGTATTATCAACTCATCGGCAAAACGTCCTTTATACTGATGCTCTCCAATATGCATAATCGGATCATCTATAAAGGCATGGCATTTACCACCTATATCTTTCCACAGCTTACAAAAGCTAAAATCCTCACCTAAATATGTCTTAGTTTCAGGGTCATGAATACAATCAAAAAAGTTCCATAGATGAGGTCTATTTACATACTCACCGTTAATAACTGTCTTTTGAACTATACCTTTATCTGGGTAATGTTTAATCATTTTATCAAATACTTCTCTTTTAATCATCATGCATCCCGTTGGACTATGAGTTACTTCTATTACGCCTTCAGTAACAATAATATCATTAGTATTTGCAACTCTCATAGGATAACTATTAGTCCACTTATGAATATCAGAAGGTTTTTTAATATCTCCTTTTTTGATTGCTTCAAAAGCTTTAACCCAATTAAATGTTTTCAGTGGGTATGGAACAGAGATAATATCTTTATCTCTATCAATCATTTTAAATACTGTTTCAGCATTAACTAAAATATCTGAATCAACAAATAACATATGTGTCATACCTGATTCTAAAAATCCAGATACACACAAATTTCTACCCTGTGTAACTAAAGAAGATTTCAATAATTGAAATTGTATATCAACCTTTTTTTCCATACACATTTTTTGTAGTTCAAGTAAACCTTGTGCATAGTGTATTGAGCAATCGCTGTGAACTGGTGTTGCAACAAATAAGGATATCTTACTTTTCCGTTGTCCGGTATTCTTTATCCATATTGGTTTGATACGTTTTTCATATTCAGAAGGCTCAGCTTCCTTGTTGTTTGACGGTGTAACCTGGACATCTTTTAAAGTTTGATAAGTGTCTTCGTTTATATATGTCTTATTTCCTTGCATTTAAAGCTCCACGTAAAAAACTTTCCCACTCTAATCCCTTTTTCGTCCAATTATAAAATCGTTTATAAAACTTTTGTTGTTCTTCCAAATGATCTTGCATAAAATCTTGATGTAGATAAGTTGCAGCAACTTCAATAGCTGCAGCAGTATCTCTAGCCATTCTCTCATTATCAGAATCATAATTAACGTATACAGGCCACTCAGCACAGGTTTCATATAATGCACCAAAGTTATTAGTTATTACATGAACTCCAGCAGCAAGAGCTTCTAAAGCTGATGCACAAAATGTTTCTTCAAAATTACTAGGGTAAACATACAAATCATAATCTGTAATATGTTCTAATATATATTCATTTGGTTTATATCCGATGTAATTTACATTAGGCATTTGTTTTGCTTGATCATACAAAGGTTCAAAATCTTTTTCGTTTTTGCTTGAAAAAGCATCTCCATACACTTGTGCAGAACTATAAACATCTAAGGTGATGTTGGGATTTTTAACTAATTGCATTGCAGCTAACAACACATTTAATCCTCTCCACGGTGTGTTGTGGTGTAGTATTTTTATTGGACTGCCTTCTTTATATATTTTTCTTTTAGGAAAATTATTTATTCCGTTTTTAATAACTACACATTTCTCTGTTGGAATACGAAAAAAGTATCTAAATTTTTCATAGTTCCAGTGACTGTTAAAAACATACCAATCATATTGCTTGTGGTTATTAGGATCAGCAAACCAATGATAAAGATTTGATTGATCATATGAATTTTTTTGCCAAAGTATATTTAGCTTGTTTGGATCGATGGGTACTTTACCTGGAATAGAAGTGCATATTTGAACTTGATCGAGCAAGTCTTTTGGGACATGCTTTTCGAGTAATTCAAATTGTAGCTCAGTGGCTCCTCGGGGTTGCATTATTCTTTTGTTTTAGCACCCATAGAAACTTTTGTCACCTTTATTTCGAGGTCTTGTCTAAAATCATCCACAGAAGTATCAGTATTGGGATCAGCAACATCAGCATCAAAATCAGCTTTACTAGCATAAACTTGCCCTGTTCTTTTATGTTTAATAATTTCTTTTGCTTCTGCAGGTATTTTTATTATATCACTCATTTGTTTTTCTCTCCTCTATAACTCCGTGTTTTGTTCCATCTCCGTATTTTTTAGTAGCCTCATTTATAAGTTTTAAAAGAACAGCGGAGTGTTTATAACTACTATAAGCATCCAATTTTATAACTCCTTTTAAAAATAAAAACAATCTCTCCTTAAATGAAAGTTTAATTTCTAGTCCTTTTTTTCCAAAAATATAATTCATTATTGTTTTCTTCCTTGTTTGTTGTATGGCTTATAATCTCTTTTCTCATTTTTGTTAAGTCTTTTTTTGTGACGACCTGGACGTTTCCTAGGTTTATCTCTTTCTACAAAGTCTTTAAATTTTCTAGCCATTTTCCTGTGATCTATTTATCAAGGCATAAGATATTACACCTTTAACTACACTTGCTGTAGCTGCTTGAAATTTTAAACCATCACTTTCCTCTAATATTAAAACTTGTCCCGCAGCTTGATCAGTTTGATCTGCAGTCATACTTTTATGATAGAATTCATAATCAGTTGAAGCTGAGTTATCCCTTAAATACATTTCAACTAAATTGTTACTGTTATGTTCGTTAGTTACAGAAATACTTTTAACTAGTGCTCGTGATGATGCATCAATAGTAAGAACAGTAGTTAAGTTTGTAGTATTTAAAAAGAAACCTTGATTTTTATATTGTATTGTCATGCTAAAAAGAAGTTAAAGGTATCCTGTTCATTTTTCAAGTCCTGTTGATAAGATGTATTTAACTTATCTTGCATGGTTCGTAAAGACTGAGTTACTTGTCTTTGATTTTCCTCTGTATACTCAGGAGTTGGTTCCGGTATTACTATATCTACTCTAGCCATTATTAATATCCTGAGTGTAATCCGCCTGCTCCACCACTGTGTCTTTCAGATCTTGGTGATGGTGAAGGACTTGATTTTGGAGCTGAATAATCTGCTCCTCCTGGTCTATCATTTCTACCTCTATCTTGATTGGTAGGTTGCATGTTTGTAATTCTAGGTGAAATAGTAGTGTCTTTAAATCCCTGGCTGTCCGCAATAATATCTCTAGCAATTGCTTTTTCAGCTCTCTTGCCTCTTAACAAACCTGCAATTCCTTTTACTGAATCAGGTAGTATAGAACCTACTGTAAAAGCTGCAGAAAGAGGATTGCTAAAACCAATAAGATTCGAGCCTACTGCTGATTTTAACAAATTTCCTTTTAATCCCTCTAGTCCTAATTTTTTAATCGCGTAATCTGTTACCATTTTTTTACCAACATTGACTGCCATTCCTTTCATATCAATTGGTGGATTATCTTGTACAAGTGTATCTTGAAACATAATATCTTGGTTTACAGGAGTTGAATTAAAAGCCGCAATACCATCTGCAGGTGCTGATGGTTGGTACCCAGTAAAATTAGGATTATTTTGTATAGCTCTTTGTTGATCTAATATTCTTTGTGTAATAGGGTCCATTATCCTCTCATTCCATCAGGTTGTACGTCAGCTCTAAAAGTACCATATCTCCAACTTTGATCTGTTGAAAGGTTAGCTACCTTCACACTAGCAAATCTTGATCGGGCACGTGTGTCTACTTTATCAGTTGAACTTGTAATTGTAAATGGCCCTAAAGGTGAGCTTGCTGCTGTGCTTGTTGGGTAATTTCTTAAATTAATTGTGATTTGAGCATTACCTTCGAGTCTTTTAAAATCAGGAATAAATCTTCTCATACTCATAAAAAACTCCCCGTCACCACCAACACCTAAATCAAAATCCCCTGATTGTATAAATGCAGGTATTGCCGTTTTGTTACCTAAACTATCAACTTGATTTACACCTACCTCATGAGCATAATATGTAGAAGCACCATTGGTATTTGTAACTCCTTGAATAGTAGGAAACGTTGGCACTGCCGTGCTATCAAACTCTGTCGCATAAGGATTATCAAATAAAGTTGAATCGTGAAAAGATGTTCTGGCTAAAGATCCTGTTGTCCAAGCATTCTCTGTATAATTGTAAGTCACAACTCTATCTACTAACTCAGAACCACTCTTAGGATAAAACCAATTTATTTCTTCATATAAATGATTAAGACCTGCATACACTTGTTCTCCTGCACTATAATTAATTCCAAGATTATTTCCTGTACTAGTAAATACAAAATCTTCAACTAAACATGGAACTGATTTAACTGTTCCATCAAACACAAAAAAACCTCCTGCTTGTCCCATCCACCAAACTCTTCCGTTTACGTAATGTAGAGCGTGTTGACCAATTAATCCACAGTTACTTCCAACCTGTCTAATAGAAAAGGTAAAAGGTGGTCCAACAAACTGCATAACATATGCAGAAGTATCTGTTAAAATTAAAATATAATCTTTACCTTTTGCAGCTCCTACAATTTTTACTCCAGAGTCCAACCTAAAAGTACCAGCGGTGTTAACTGATGTTGGTGCATATTCAGATATATTCTCTTGATCAGAAAATCTAATAAACATTTTATCTTGTGTATTGCCGTCTCCAACAGTCGTTTCTGTTCCAAGCAATACTAAATGTCTATCTCTATCTGACACAATAGACATCACCGACCTTGTCGGTGCTCCGCTAACAACAACTGCCCTTGTAGTTAAAGCATTTGTATCTGCATTTATGGGATTCCATGAAAAAGTTTTTCCGTTTTTTATAGTTGCTATCATAACTTGACCAAAATTATCTATTGACCAAGAAGCGGGATCAATAATTAAATTACTGACTGTTGAAGGAGATCCCCAGGTTCCTCGTCCCCATGTGCCTGTTCCCCAACCATAGCCTGCTGTTGCATTTAATGGACCTGGTTTAATATATGGGTTCACTGTGGCAGCACCACTAGCGGATGTAGTTGCTGATGCAGCACTAGCCATTGTAATTGTAAAGCTGTTCGCTGAAGATGTAATTACTTCAAATGTATTTGTTTCAAAATCAGATGCCACATATCCCGCACCACTTGGAGGAGTTACGGATGTAAAGGTAAACAGATCTCCTGCCAATAGGCCATGAGTTGTTTTATTTACGGTGACGGTTGCTGAAGTATCTGTGGTATCGAATGTACAACCCGTTAGTGCTGTATCTAAAGGTGTTATATCATAAAAGCCGCCCTCATAATAAATAAACAAAGCTTTGTTAGTTCCTAAAGCTGCGTATCTTCTTCCGTCTAAATCAGCCCACACAAGTTGTTTTCTAACAGCTCCAACTAAAGTGTCAGATGTAATTTGTTCCCAACCACCAATTTTTTCAGGAGAACCGTATCTAAATCTTACAAAATCTCCATCAGTCCATTGACCTTCTGCTCCGGTTTCTGTGACTTGTTTATTAAATCCTGGTGCTATTTGTATGTTTGTTAAAGGCATACCGTATTATACCCTATTTACAGGTGAGCTTCAATTAGTTGAAATTTAAAGTTATATTTCCTGATATAGTCTCATAATTTTCATCAACTCTCTTTACTCTGTGTCTTAAAAAACTAGGAAAAATAATTATTTGATTAGACTGACAAGGAACTTCAAATGTTGGTTCAAACAAATCTACCATTTTAAAAGACTCAATAATTTCCTTATCTCTTGATAAAAAAACAGTATTGCTTTCTTTTACTTTAGAGTAAATTATAAAACTAAAGTTACTATCTGTATGAATATGTTCTTCTTGATAATCATTTTTTTCATATTTATTTATCCAAATATTTTTTAAATCAATTGTAAATTGTTTGTTAAATTCAACAAATAATAATTTTGCAATAACTTTAAGTAAATAATCACAACTTTCTTTATCTTTAAAAGTATTTTGTGTATAAAAAGTCGATGGAGTTTTTGATTCCCATGTTTTTCTTACAGGAATATTATTTAATTTAATTTTATTAGAATCAATATTGCCTATAATCAAAGGAACACTAAAAATATTTATTTTCATTATACTTCTAAAGTTATACTTCGATTATTATATTTAAAATTTTCATAAGGACCGTTCTTATCTACATAATGTAAAAAACATTGAGCATGCCAATCTCCTTCAAAATGTTTTCTATAATGTGGTAAATCGCATCCTAGATATATACAAGCATCTCCAGGTTCTAAATTTACCGGTGTCTCTCCCATGTAAATTGGCCAAGGAGTTCCATCACTACCATACATTACGGTAACAGAAATTTCACAAGCTTCTCTATCAGTATGTTTTTCTAATTCTGCATTATAAGTATATACTCTCATAAAAGAATATGTTGGATATAGTTTTAATCCTGTTTGTTGTTCCATAAAATTTAATTTTTTTATTAACAAAGTTTCTGATAACGCATCTGCATAAAAATAAGTATCTCCATTATTGTTTTGAAGTAAATCAAAACTAATTTTATTGTTTTTATGTTTTAATAAACTGTAGGTTTTACAAATTTCTGTTTCTTCTTTCGTAAGAAAATTTTTAATTATTTTATATTTAAAATCTTTTATACTGCCCATGATACAATTGAATACCTTAATCCTTTAGTTATCGGTGTAACCTTGTGTGGATACATAAAATTACTTGGCCATACTATTACTTTATTTGGTTTTTTTAAAATTTTTGTAATTTTTTCTTCACCAGGAGATTTAAAAATAAGATCACCTCCTTCATAATCATTATTTAATAAATATATAATGGACAAAGATCTAGGCTGTAGTAAATGACTGTCTGTGTGAAATTTATAATGTCCTTGATTTTTATACTTTAATATAGTTACTTCATTTATCTGTGTTAATTCACATTTAACATTTAATTTTGTTTGATATTCTAGACATAACTTTGTAAAATAATTAGCTAAAAAATGTAACCAATGAATTTCAGTTTTTAATTTTGAATTACCGTTTAAATTAAAATTTTCAACTCTTCTAATATCTTTATTAACAACATTTCCAGTTTTATCATTTGATGCAATTACACTGGCTTCTAAAAAATTATCGGATTGAGTATTCAACCATTTAATTAAAGAAGATAATGTTTTTAAGGGTAAAAAATTTTCTTTTTCGTAAATAAAATTATTTATTTCCATGATTTTTTTTCCCATACTAAATGTTTATATCTATTCCACATTTTTGTAAAATATAACAATCTCGGAGTGTTATTTTTTTTTATAAAACTTAAATTCATTTTCCATGAATCTCTTTTGAAAGGTATTATTTGTACATAAGGAGTACCTTGTTTAAAAACTTTTTTAAAACTAGGATATTTATCGTTATTAATAATAATAGGAAAATTTATAAAATCATCAAACCTATCAGTATCAACAATTGCGTTAATTATATAAAAATAATCTGTCTCACTGTAAAAAGGTGCAACAAATAAACAAGAATATCCTTCTGGAGTTTTTATTTTCCAAGGATTTAATATTTTTATAATATGATTATTAGCATTTTTTTTACTAAAAAAATTGTCTACTCCTATTTGTTGAACGGGATGATGTGATTCATTCTTAATATTTAAATTATAATCTGTTTGCATTTCCTCATTAAATCCATCATTTAACGAAAATTTATAAGCGGTATCGTGGGATTCTTTTTCAGCATTATAAAAATTATGGTTAATAGTAAAGTCTTGAGGCAGAGGTAAAGTGTATCCTGCAGTAATGCCGTCTAGAAAAGGAATGCATCCTTTTAAGTTAAAAGACAGCGGATCATGTTTTTCAAGTTTTTTATACCAATCTGGTAAAGAATGTTTAATTGGAAAAGGTTTAATATTTTCTAATTTTGATAAATCAGGATGAATACTAAACTCAATTAATTTTTCTCTAATCATTATAAAAAAGAAATTATTCTTTTTTATGGTAATTGCAATATACTTTTTTGAGGATAGCCTGTTTGAGTATTAAACCATTCTTGAAAAGTTTCTACACTTAAAGGAAAATTCATAGAATCTACATCAACTTGATTAATTTTATTACTGTAATCTTGCCAATAAGAATAGTCATCATTACTAGAATTTAAAGTTCCTTGGAGATACGCAGTTAACTTAGGTTTAAATAAATTATTTATAAGACCTTGTATTTGTGATCTTGCTGTTGTTGTATCAACATTTTCATCATTTAAGTAAAGGTAACCGTCATAGTAAAAATTTTTTTCGTTTATTGTTTCTCCATCTAAAAATAAAGAAGTTTTTAAATTTTTAGCATCATTAAATTGATTATCTGTTAATTCTTTTATAACAGAATCAACGTTTGTTTTAGCTAAGTAATTTTTTTCTTCCTCTGACTCAGCTACAGCATGACAAGTGTTATCGTAAAAAAATGCATATTTTGTCATAATATATTACCCTGTTCCTGTATTTTCATAAATTTGTATTGCTCCTGCACCTCCTGTACCACCTGGTGGTTGACCAGAAGGTACTTGGTTTGCGCCCGGTCCTCCATCGCCTCCTTCTCCAACTGTTTGATCAATAAAACCTAATCTACGTGCAGGGTTAGTTTCTGTTAAAGTAGCTGAAGTTGGTGAGTTGGAAGCATTTCCCGCATTTCCATTACCACCAGGACTGCTGAAAGCTCCGTTTCCACCGTTTCCTCCATTTATGTTAAATACATTAGCTAAAGAAGTAGCACCACCTGCATTACCCGAGTTACCGCTTTGGTTTCCTGGTGCTGAATTACCACCATTACCACCTGCACCTAATGAGTAAGGCTGAGAAAAAGGTGCACTGACTGTTTTTGTGTAAGCAGCAAAAGTTCCTACGCCCCCTTGTCCTCCTGATGGACCCCGTTGATGATTTCCTCCACCACCACCGCCTCCAGCTGCAACGGCATAAATTAAAATTTGAGATGCACCTGGTGAAGCAGTATAGGTTCCTGAACCAGGTCCATAAGCATTTAAAGCTGGAACAAAACCTCCAGCACCTGATGATCCTGAGGATGCAGAAGTAATTCTTCCTTGAGCGTCAACTGTTATTGATGCAGATGTATAAGATCCAGCTGAAACAGCAGTGTTCGCAAGTTTGTCCGCAGTTACAGCATCATTGGCTATTTGCGTAGTATCAACTTCGTTCGCATCAATTGCGCCATTATCAATTACTGTGTTTCCATTTGAAATAATACCCATTAGTATCTCCTTTAAATTTTTTCTAACTTTAATCTAAATTTTTCATTAGATTTGTTATTGATTAAGTATATATCTTCAGCACCCTCCTGTAAAGTCCAACTCCCTTTTGAACCATCTACAATGTTTCCTTCAGTTTTATGCTCATTATTTAAATGTAAATCCCCAGTATAAACATTCTGCCAAACGTTACCAGAAGCTCCTAAATCATATGTGTCATTAGCACCAGGTAATATGTTTCCTGTAGCTGTAATTTGACCAGTTGCAATAGTTCCTAAATTTGCACTTACGTCAATAATATTCGTTCCGTCACTGTAAACAATTTTAATCCCTTTATCTGTTGTAGAAAAAGTAGGACCAGTTCCACCTGCAGTTTTAAATTCAACAGTAAATGCTCCAGAAGTATTATTGTAAACAATATAAGATTTTTCTACACTATCAGGCACTGTAACAATTTGGTTTCCTGTAATTGTACCCGATAATTCTATAATTAAATTTCTTGCATCAGAAGATGAAGTAGAACCATCCGCTATCAACAAAGCTGTAGTTTGAGCACCTCCTGCAATTGATTTATTTACATAACCTTGCATTTGGTTAATGATTTCTAAATTTGTATTTGTTTTAGTTCCCCAAGTACCATCGTTGGCACCTGTAACCATTAGTTCTATTCCAAGATCAGTATATGTTGATGACATGTCGCTATTATATCCTTTTTAGGCTGCTCTATCAACCTCAGTCCAAACATTAGACACTCCTGGATTTATTTCTGCCCAAGCTGTAATATTTGGATTTCCTGTATTTGTTTGTAGTTGAATTCCAGTAACATCTATATCTGCATTTCCTACTGTTGTAACAGATCCAACAGACGTAGCCATTTGAACACCTGTGACGGCATATTTGGTTTCTTGTTCTACATCTCCAATAGAACTTGTTAATTGAATTCCTGTTAAAGAAACATTGGCATTTCCTGTGGGAACTTCTTCTCCCATAGACATTGTTAATTGTTGACCAGTAACTTCAACAGTATGATCTGTAAATGCAGACTCATCTCCTAACGTCATGGTCATTTGAGTGCCAGTAACTGAAACGTTTGCTATACCTGTAATACTCACATCTCCAACAGAAGTATTCATTGTATGTTCAGTGACAACTACTGAAACATTACCATCTGCGGATACTGAAAAAGTTCCCAGTGTTGATTGAAGTAAGAAGCTTGGAAGTTGTCCCGCTCCAGTTGTTGCTTCAATTTGAACGCTTGGTATATTAAAGGTACTAGGACTTAGTGTTGCAAAAGGAGATTCTCCAAAAGCATTTAATGTATCTTGCGTAGAAGTTTTATTTGAAATAGATAACTGAGAACCTGTAACAGGAACACCTACATTAATATCTTCTTCACCAATTGATGAGGTTAATTGAGAACCGGTTACATTTACTAATACAGAAGACCCGGCAACAGCACCTGCATTTGTAATTGTCGCTTGGATACCTGTAACATTTACATTAGCAGTACCTGTATTAGACTCTTCTCCTATAGAAGAAGTAAGTACAACACCTGTAGCAAAAGCTATAACATCATTTGGTTCAGCAGAAAATGCGGCTTCGGAAAATGCCGATACACCTAAAGCCATAGATTAAGCTCCTTACATTTCTTCTAATTTAAATCTGAATTTTTTACCAGATTTGTTATTTAAAATATATAAATGTTCAGCACCCTCTTGAATTGTCCAATTACCTTTTGTGCCATCTATAGAATTACCTTCTTCTTTTCCTTCATTAGATAAATGTAAGTCACCTGTGTATACGTTTCTCCAAACGTTATCAGAAGCTCCTAGATCAAAGGTATCAGAAGCATTAGGTAAAACGTGATCTGTTGTAGTGTTTCCTGTAGTAGTTAAAGCTCCTGTTACAGCAAGTGTAGATCCATCAAAGGTAAGGTTAGCTTCTGCATTCATGGCATCTGTACCAGTTGCAGTAAGAACTCTGTTGTTAGAGCCATTACTCATGAAGTCTGATACATCAACAGAAATTGAATCTGCAGCTACATCAATACCTGTGCCAGCGCCAACTGCTAAGGATCCAGATGTTGTAACTGTTCCTGTTAATCCGTTTCCACCAGAAACAGAAGTTACAGTTCCTGTGTTTGTAGTATAGCCTGCATCGTTATTAAAACCTGAGTTATTAATATTTGCTTTTGTAAGTTTTTTCTGTGCGTTTGCATCATCTACTACAACGAAAAAATCTCCATCTCCGTCTGAAGTAGATGTAGTTAATTCTGAAAGATCAACATCTATTTGATCTGCTTGAACATCTATTAAGTTTCCAGCTCCAACGTTTAATGTGACATCTCCAGAAGATCCACCACCTGTTAAACCGTCTCCAGCTGTAACTGCTGTAATATCTGCGGTGATAGTTTTGTATGTTTGGTCTCCTGCTAAAAAAGTTGTAGATGAGGCTGTTCCTGTTCCAAGTCTTGCAGTTGGAACTAAACCTGTTGCTATGTTTGTTGCTTCTAAATCTGTTAATGCACTTCCATTTGCTGCTGGAAGTGTTGCAGGAAACCTTGCATCAGGTACTGTACCTGAAGCTAAATCATCTGCATCTAAGTTTGTTAAGTTTGCTCCGCTAACTGCTGGAAGTGTTGCTGGAAATCTTGCGTCTGGAACTGTGCCACTTGCTAAATTAGTTGCGTTTAAATCTGTAAGTGCTGAACCATTTGCTGCTGGTAATGTAGCAGGGAATCTTGCGTCAGGCACTGTGCCTGAAGTTAATTCTGTTGCGTTTAAATCTGTAAGAGCTGAACCATCTGCTGCTGGAAGTGTCGCTGGGAATCTTGCATCAGGGACTGTTCCCGAAGCTAAATTATCTGCATTTAAATTTGTTAAGTTACTTCCATTGTTTGCAACAATATTTCCACTCGAATCTAGAATAACGGCTTTGGAAGCAGGTAAAGTACAGAAAACATTTTTTGTTCCTGCACCAAAGTTTACTGCAGAATCACTGTTAGATGAAGAGATAATTGTATCTCTTGATAAAGTGTCTGTAGCTGCATCGGTTACAGTTCCAAGACCAACTTCGAACTCACCGTTTTCGTTAACGATAGCGTAATAAGTGGTATTAGAATTACCAATACCTGTAACGAACGATTCAAAACCGGATACCGCTCCTGCTAAATCAAATGTACCTGTACCTGTTGTGGTAGAGGTTTCTTTTACTCTATCGTTTACTACCAAAGCCATTTTAACTCCTATTTATTATGCAATTCTTAAAATTGCAGCAGATGTTGTGAATGCAGGGAACTGGATTGTAAATGTTCCAGAAGTTGCAGTCTTGTCTCCGCCAAAATCTAACACAGCAACCGCTTCAGTAGTATTTGAACCACCGTCAGTTGTTGTATTGTAAATTAAAGCACCTCTAGCTGTTAATGTAACACCTGTAAAAGACAGGTCAGCAAAATCAGTAATTGCTACACCAGACGAAACTTTTACACCTTGGTTAACTAAAGCTTTACCACCTGCAGAATAACCTGAAGGGGATGAAACTTCGTTAGATGTTGAATAGTTAGTTGTTGATGCACCTAATGTTGCAGAGTTAGTGTACATTGCTAATTTAAATGTATCTCCACCAGCACTATCAAAATCGTGTTCACCAGCAATCAATTGCTTCTTGAAAGAATTGCAAATTGCGTTAGTTGTTATTGCCATAATTGTTCTCCTTTAAAATTACGTATTTGGTGATGGTGAAGGTATCTTAATTCTAGGTACCCCATCATCATATTCCGCACGTCTTCTTCTCCCCATTTGTTGAAGAGCAAAATTCTGTACTTCTTCATTATACTTACTTTCATACAGCTTGTACATATCCTGCGGACCTTTTAAATATCTAAAAGCTTCAGTAAGCACACCATGTAACAACATTGATTCTTGATATGTAGACAAGAATGTATTGTTAGAAGATGTAAACTGTGGTGGATCTGTAATGTAATTGATTTGTACAGTGTATGCGGAATCTGGTATAGGAGCCACAAGTATATTAAAATCATCCCAGTTAGCCCAATATTTAGGTAAACCTGTAGCAGCATTGTTGTTATATTCTGAGATAAAACTTGTATCTCTTCTTTCAAGAAAAGTTCTTGTAGAGCCATCAATTACTTGAACAGATCTCATTATGGTTAGATCTGCAGGTAATGATACGTATCTGTTTCCTGAAGTAAATGTAGAAGTTGAATATTTTCTTAAATCATCGTAATCAACTTTACCAGCAACATCTAGTTCTACTGATCTTATAAAATCTTGAATAATACTATCTGATAAAACATTACTGTCTACTTCAGTGTAGTTTCTTACTTGTGTTAAAAAATTTGCGTACGTAACTGCCATTAAGTAATACTAACCTCCGCTTGACCAACTAAAGCATCTAGTTGTCTTCTTCTATTTTGTAGGGAAGGATCAGCAGGAGCCATAGCTGATGTTCCTTGATTAATAAATGCAAAATCTCCTGGTAAGGATAAGTTAGCAACTCCAACTGTAATTCCACCAGAATCAGAAATTGTTTGGTCGTCTGTAAATTCTTGAGTCGGTTGTTGAAACTTTTGATTTCTTGAATTTTGTAAAGCTATTGCATCAGATACATTGTACTTTCTTCTTATCTGTGGATGTTTAGGTTCA